GGCTACGCAAACTCGCCGCTGAACTACCTGAACACGACGAACAGCGCTGTCAGCGGCTCGCCTTTGGCCAACAACCAGACGCGCACCTCGTCCTACCGCCCCGGCGTTCTCGACTATCTCAGCTTTGGTGCTGGGATGATGGCTCTCTAAAGGAGACTTTTAATGGCAATGGTTCCGATGCGCCGCAATCCGCTGACTTCGATGCTGGACTTCGCGGCAGAGCGTAACCGCGAGGCCGCGAGCATCGGCAGCGTCATTTCGCAGATTGCCCAGCCCGCGCTGAAAGGCATGGGCGTCCAGACCGACGAGATGACCCCGCAGCCCGCAGTCATGCGTGGCCCTGTGCCGACCGCGCAGCCGCTTGGTCCTATGACTGGCCCCGCTCCTGCGCCAACGCCAGTCATGTCGAAAGAGGAACTGAAGGCCAACGTGTTCCCCGGCGAGAGCGGCGGGGACTACAACGCCCTGTTCGGCTACTCGAACCGTCCCGGTGGCAAGTTCGAGGGCGTGAAGCTGACTGACATGACTGTGAACGAAGTCGCTGAGTTTACGGACCCTAAAGGGCCGTATGGTCAGTGGGTCAAAGACCAGATCGGTTACGTCGCTACACCAACTGGTGCCTTCCAGACTGTAGGCACTACGCTGAAGGATGCGATGCGCGGCTTGGGCCTGACTGGCGACGAGCCGTATGACCAGAACACGCAGGACGCCATTGGCATGTGGATTTACGAAAACCAAGGCCCGGAAGCGTGGGAAGGCTGGAACAAAGGCAACACCGTAACAGGCGGTGCAGGGTCTACTTCTGTGAGTGGCGGCGCTGGCGCAGACACGCTGGGGACGGGAAACAACGTCGAAGACATCTTGGCGCAGCTTTACCCGCAGATGTCGCCGGAAGACGAGCGGAAGACGCGCCGCAAAGACTTCTTCGCGGCTGCAAGTCAGGGCCTGTCGGCTCTGTCGCAAGGCCGTCCGCAGGACTTCAGCAACATCCGCCTGATGCAAGAGCAGCGCCGCACTCAGGCAGTGCAGGACATGCGTGAGCGCGAGCGCGCCCGCTCTGCGGCCTCGTTGGTCTACAGCCAGACGGGCGACGCGGCTTTGGCTACTGGCATCGCCACTGGGGCTATCAGCTACAACGACGTGCTGACTGAGCGCCAAACTCGCCGCGCCAACGAACTGGCAGACCAACAGCGTATCCGCGACGCCGAGTCAGCCGACGCAGTTGCTACAGCTATGGGCAGAACTGGCCTCTACAACGAAGACGACATCGCGGCTGTTCGTGCTGGTACGCTGTCTGCTGACCAGCTTGGAAGCGTGTATGAGCAAGGACGACTTGCTGAAGAACTGCGCACGGAGGCCGAGACCAAGCAGGAAGTGGCCGCGCAGAACGTAATCGACGCGCAGACCGTGCTTCAGTCAGCAGCCCCCGGCTCCATTGAAGCGCGGGCCGCAGAGCGCGTCATCGCCCTTGGCGGCAACGAGAACGTCTACGACATTATCAAGGCGCGTACCCCTGCCGCTGCGGAAGGTTTCACGCTCAAGCCCGGAGAAACCCGTTTTGGACCCGGTGGCGAGCAGATCGCCGCCATTCCGGCACCGCCCGGTGGCGTCAACGAAGTTGCGGACATCGCCAAAGCCAACATGCTGTTTGAGGGAAAGGCGATTAACCCGCAAACCAATCAGGCGTTTGCTTCTCCTGCCGAGGCGCTTGGCGCAATCGAGTTCTACAAGTCCCCTGCCGCCGCAGGCAGCGGAGTCTCGTTAAATTACGACGCGGCGACAGGCAACTTCAGCTTCACGAACACTGGCGGAGCAGCGCAGGGCGGCGCTCCGACCGCAGGAGGCGGTGTGGTTGACGTAGCAAAGCCAGAAGCCGGGACGGCGACTGTGGTGCAGGACGGTACGCTGACTTCTGTTCCTGTGGTGGGCGCGATTGCTCCTGAGCAGGCTCAGGTTGACTTGGACACGGCAAAACAAAACTTGGCTGCGCGCACTGCTGCTGCGGCCCCTGAACTGGAGATCAAGCAACTCGAAGCCGAAGTGCTGCGCGCCGAAGCTGCGGCTCTGCAAGCCAATCAGAACATCGACATGGCGACCAAAGAAGCCAGCCTTGCTAATATCGAAGCTGACGTGCAGCGGAAGCAAGCTGAAATCGCCACTTTGACGGCAGACGCTGAAAAGCAGAAGACTGCTGAGTACACCAACGCGACGCGGTCGTTCTCTGTGTTCGAGAACGCCGCAAAATCGGCCCTGACCAAAGTCGATAATGCTTGGACCACTGGGACTTACGGAAACGTCGCCATGTATTTACTGGGCGACAACTTTGCTACCCAGCGCAGCAGCTTCCTAGAAGACCTGCGTCAGATGGGGTCTCAGGCTATGTTGAACGCTTTGGCAGAGGCAAAAGCGGCTGGTGTAACTCTGACTCCTGTGTCGAACCTTGACGTAGGTGCGCTCGGAGCGTCGCAGTCGAAATTGTCGAATCCTGAACGGCTGACTGGCGAAGACATCCGTAAGGAAGTTGTCTTCCAGCTCAACTTTGCAAAAGACGCTATCGTAGGCCCGAAAGACCTAAACCGCGTAGACGAGTTCGGTCAGCCCTACAAAACCGACGCAGACACGTTGGGTCTGACTGAAGACACGTTTGCTCGCCACTGGCGCGAAATTCCGCCTGCTGTCGCTGAAGCGTGGCGCAACGGTGAACTGGATGCGCTGCCGACCGACGATCCGCTGTATGCAGAAGCCGCAGATGTACTGAACCAGCAGATCAACAACTGGCAGACTTATCAGGGCGATCTCGACCGGGCCACCGTTGGTGTCTTGCCGACGCCTCCGGAAGGCGTCGCCCCGGAAGAATGGCCGGATGTCTGGCTCGAACTGTCGGTCGGTGAACGCGCCGCGTACCGCAAGCAGGCAAAGAAAGGGAACCAATAATGGCCGAAATCGACCTCAACGCCGCCCTTTCTCGCGCACAAGCTGCCGCCAAAGCGAAGAAAGCAACGTCCAGCGAACTTGGGCTAGGCGAAACGACGCGGGAAGTCCCTGCCTACGCGCAGGGCGTGAACCGCTTCGTTATCGCAGAGCGAGAAGCCAACCGGGCCGCAGGCATTAAAGCCGGGACTGAACGCGAGTTTACGCCGCTCGACTATGCTTACCAAGCCCTGCCTATGACTTCCGCGTTCAGCTATGACCCCCGTATGCGGTCTGCGGCGGGTGAATCTATGTTCATGGGCCTCACCAACCCAGTCATGGCAGCAGCCGAAACTGTGGCAGGTTTTCTGACTGGAGATGGTAAGTCATACAGCGAAAACCTTGAGCAGTACCAAAACGAAGGTCGAGTGCGGAAAGCCTACGCGCCGTACACCTCGACCGCTGTCGAAATGGGAACCTCTGTCCCGGTCGGTAGCTTGGCGTCAAAAGGCGCTCAGATTGCCTTGTCTAAAGCCATGCCGCGCTTTGCGACCAGCCCTGTTGGCGGCGCGACTGTGCAGGCAGCGACTGGCGCAGCCGAAGGTGCTGGCTACAGCGCTGCGACTGGCGAAGGCGATCCGATGACTGCGGCGCTGATCGGCGGTGGCGCAGGTGGCATCCTCGGCGGGCTGTTGCCCGCGACTGGCGACGTTGCCGCCGACGCCGCGCGCCGCGAGGCATCAGAGCGCCTGTTCAACCCGCTGACTGCTGTGACTGGGCGCGGCGCAGATCGCCCCATCGACGTGTTCGACGTGCTGGCTCGCCGCCAAGAGCTTGGGCCGCAGGCTACTATCATGGACCTCGACCCGGCTTTCCGTGGGGCCGCTACTGGCGCAGTCAATCCGCGCACTGTTGAGGCGGCTGGTCCGCTGTTCACTGCCGCAGGAAGCCGCCCGCGCCCCGTGGACGACATCCTCATAGATGACTTGGACGCCGCTATCGGCCCGTCTTACGGCAAGGTCGCCCGCCAAGAAGACCGCAATGCGATTATCGGAGGAGCGCGGCAAAAATACGACGAGGCGCTGACTGAAATGCGCGACGAAGGCTTTGAGGTAGATCACGAAGCTCTGCGGGACACCATTGAGTCGGCCTTCACGCGGCAGGGTGTCACCACGTCGTCCTTCGCCGCTGCGCGTGACCGTATGCTGAACGAACTGGACGGTATCACTGGGTATCGCCCGCCGAAATACAACAAGAAGGGCGAGCTTGTTGATGAAGGCGATCCCGGCAGGCCGCTGACTGTGGACGAGGCGCTGGCGCTGAAGAAGGAATTTGACTTCCTTATCTCAGAGCGCGACCCGTCTAAGTCCGTGCCGCGCGAGGTGCGCGCAGTCATCATCGACACTAAGAACGCGCTGAACGACGAACTCAAGTCAAATTCGAAATTTTCTGAGGCAGCGAAAATCTACGCTGACGAATTTGACGTGCAGAACGCAGAGCAGTTTGCCTCGGAAGTCTTCAAAGGCAACTACAGTGCCGATGACTTCTCCAAGCTGTACGGCAAAATGTCTGACTTGGAAAAGCAGGCCGTCGCTCGCGCTGCGCGCGACGAAATCCAGCTTAAATTCCTCGAAAAACCGGGCGGCGCAGAGCGGTTCTCGCGCCGGGTCGGTCCAACGCAAGACGCCGCCTTCACGCAGAAGCTGGACACCATCTTCGGCACGAAGGCAGTGGACAAACTGTACGAGGCAGCGATGCGCGCCAAAGCCTTTGGCGGCACGTCTGCGACGCTGGACCAAATTGCTGGCCAGTCGATGAAGCAGACCGCAGAAGGTGTCGGCGGTGGCCGGGAACTCGGCAACATTGCCGACATCATCACAGTGGCCCAGCAGGCAGCGCAAGGCAGAGGCACGTCAGGCGCGACGGCTGGTGCTGTGCGTCGCCTGTTCCTCGAAGGCAAGAAGGCGTCCAACGCTCAAGTACAGCGCGAGATGCTAGGCTACCTTGGTGCGCAGGGACAGACTGCCGACGAGAAGCTGATGGAAATCATGTCCTACCTTTACGGCACGTCCCCGCCGCGTATCGGCATGGGGGCGGGCGCTGGCATCGGCGGCTCGCTTGCGACTGGATTTGCTGCGGGCGAAGGCCCGCAGCCGCAGTAACTAAGCGAACTTGCGGATGTGGAAGAACCGAATGGTCGGAAGGCCACTTCGGTTCGTTCCCGTCTCCACTGTGATATTATATCCACTTTCCGTGTTGCGTCCGTTCACAGGGATCAAGCTGGTGAAGAAGCCGCTCAGGTTCGTAGCGTTGGAGCGCAGCGCCGCTTGGTTGTCATACAGCCCCGTCCCTGCCAGCTTCTCTTTCAGGTGGTCGTGAACATCGCGGCAATTCCACGCGCCTGTACCAAGCTCTGCAATCGCCTCGAACAGCGGCTTGTAGGTCACTTCCAGCTTCAGCGCCTTCACTGCCTCGTCCTCGCCGCCACTGACAGCCCGGATGCCCGGAATAAGCACGGGCGCAGTGATAGTGTAGCCTTGATTACTGACGCCCAGCGTCTCAGTCAGCACGTCGAAGGTGAACACCTTGTCGTCGTCGATAGAGCGCGCCATGAGGATGCGAAGCTCTAGCTGATCTGTCTCCGGGTTTTTCGCCAAAGTCAGCAGCGTGTCAGGCTCTGCCTGAATGTTGCTGGAGCCGCGCGGCTGGTTCCCGTTCTTCGTGTTGTGGTGGATGATGACAACAGCAGCTTGGACGCCTGCGTCTCTGATCTTGGCGAGAATGTCGAACACCGCCGACGTGTCTTCGACGCTGTTCTGGTCGCCACCGGGCATTGCTTTCGTCAGCGTGTCGATGACAATGACGCCCAGCTTCTTCTCGCCCTCGTTCTGCCACCAAATGTCAGTGGCCTTGATCTGCTCTACCAGATTGGCTCTGGCGGTCTCGTCCAGAAGGTTCATCCCTTCTTCGAGCGTGTAGAACGGGAAAGACTTGGCGTCTGTGTAGAGCTTGCCGTCTGGATCGTGAAACTTCTTCCACGCCACAAGCCGCTTGCGGATCGCCGTCTGGCTCTCAAGGGCGAAGTAGAGGACAGGGCGGCGCTCAGTCACAGTCAGGTTGTCGTCGAAATTCAGCCCTGCGGCGATGTGCATGGCGAGGGTCTGGCTCACCAGCGTCTTCCCTGCTTTCGGATCGGCGGAAATCAGAGTGACTTCGTTGGCGTGGTAGATCGGGTGCATGATGAAATCCTCAGTCAGAACGTCCAGTTGTTCGTGTCCGAAGTAGCCGCGCCTGCCAGCGAAGGGGAAGTTGGTGCCGTAGGATTCGGCCAGCACCACAGGCAGTTGGGACGTTTCCATTCTGACTGCCGGGAACATAGCCGCAGCCATCTGCTTGATCGTATCTGTCGCTGCCTCGCGCAGCCCGTCTGTCTTGGCGGCGACGTTAAACTTGGCGTGGCCGCTGCCGACGATCCGCGTCAACTCCCCGCTTTTGTCGGCCATGATAGGCGTCCAGCGGTCGTGGCGTGGGTGCTGGGGGCTGGCGGCGACGGAAGCGTTCATCAGCCCCAGCAGCGTGGCCTGCACGGCTTCCAGAGGCTCACCAGCCGATGACAGCTTGGCGGCGATCTGGGTCAGACTGTCGTGGAAGTCGTCGCCACTCAGGACGTTGGCCTTCAGCACGTCCAAAGAGGTCGCTGACTGCGCCGACCGGGCGGACTTCAGGCTCTCCACCAGCTTCGCTGGCGCGTCAGACAGGCCACGGCTCTCGACTGTGTAGCCGGGTGACGGCGGCAAGATGATGTAGCCGCCCTCGCCTTTGACTTCGACGCCCTTGGACGGCTTGCAGTTCGGAAACTCCTCGGCGCGGAACAGATAGTGCCGCCCGCCATTCCGCGTTGCGTGGACCCGCGTGGGCGGAAGCATCCCGCTACGCTCCAGCCCCGCCACATACGCCTTCGCTGCCTCGCCTGCCTCACCGGGCTTGTAGGTGTCGGCGTCGATAGCGAAGATGCCAGAGGCCGCTCCCATGCGGCCCCCGATGCCATGCAGACGCGCACCAACGTCCTTGAACATCGCTTCGATGGTCTCAGGATCGGTGCTGGCGTCATAGAAGCCGTTCTTAGTCAGGGGCCGCTTGTCTTCGCCTGTCGGGAAGACAGGGATGCCAGCCTCGGCCCACTCAATTGCAGCTTCGATCAGATCAGCGGCTACAGGATTTTGCACGTTCATGCCTTCGATCCGATTTCGTCCCAGTAGCGGGCGATCAGCAGCGACTCAGCGCGGTTGTGGTCCTTCTTGCGCGTGAACATGTCAGCGCGATCCGGCCACACTTCGAGAGCGCGCAGCCGCGCAGGCTCCTTGGGGTTCTGGAGGGTGACGGGGATTTTGAGCGCAGGTTTCCAGACGCTCGGCGGCACCAAGCGGCACGGCAACCGAAGCCCAGAGCAGATGCCTTCGACCAAGAACATCGACCCGACAAACGGGATGCCTGCGCTCAGGCTTTCGTTCGGTCGGATGGTGACGCGCTCAATCACCACCATAGGCTTGTAGCCATCAGCTTCAGCCTCTGCCTTGAGGCCGCGCAGGATCGACGTAATCAGCGCGGCTTGGTTTACCCAAGACGCAGTCTTGCGCCCAGCCTTCACAAGCTGCACAGCGACTTGCTCGTCGCTGAAAACATTGAGGGGTTCGCCCTCGACCAAGACGCCAATAGTCAGGGGCGATCCGGGGTCAACTCCGATAGTGAACATGGTCAGGTCTCCTTAGCAGAAGTGTCAGTATGTCTAGTTTCAGTTCGTCTGTGAAGCCACGGAATATAGTGTGGTCAGCACTATGGCTACACAAGATGTAGTAGTTAGGGCTTCGCAGCCCACGATTGGCCGACAGCGCTTTCAGACAGGTTGGCGGTTTCAGAGCCGGGGAAAATGTCCAGCCAAGCCTGCCGCATCTCCTCGACCATGATTTCGCGCAGTTCCTCGCCTCTGCCGTCCTCGGCCAGCATCAGCAGTTCGTCATGCACAGAGGCCAGCATCCGCGATTGGAACGGCAGTTCCCAGACTTTCTGGCTCATGCGCGTGACAGCGCGATACATCACGTCGGCAGCAGCGCCTTGGATCGGGTAGTTGGACGCGACAGGCAGCGACCGCTCGTTTTTGTGGACGAAGACAGTGCGGCCAGACTGGATCGGCAGCAGCCCCGTTGCGTTCATCTGATCGAACATGCGGTGGCGCAGCGCGTAGGCGTTGGGATAGCGGTCGGCCCACTTCTCCACAAACTCCGCAGCCTCAGAGTCAGAGCAGCGCAGCACGACTGCCAGAGCCGCGTTGCCAGCCCCATAGGTAAGCTGGAAGCTGAAGGCTTTGGCCTTTGACCGCATCTCCTTGGCGCGGGGGTCTTTGGCCTTCAGGCGGGCCTTAAACTCGTCGCCGGGGACGCGGAACAGCGTGATAGCCGACTCAGCGTGAACGTCTCCGAAAATCACGTCCTGCTTGAGTTGCCAGTCATTGCTGACTTCCGCCAAGACGCGCAGTTCGATACCGCTGTAGTCGGCCAGCACCATCTCGGTATTGGGCGGGGCGATGAAAGAGCGCCGCACCATCGGGTTGCGCGGGATGTTCTGTAGGTTCGGGTTCGACGATGAATAACGCCCTGTGACCGCCTGCGCGATGTTAAAGCGCCCGTAGACGCGCCCAGCCAAGTGCTGCTTGGTCAGTAGGGTCTCTCCGTAGGTGCCAAGATACTTCTCAGCGCGGTTGAACACCATCAGCGCCGCCAGCCAGCGCGAGAACGGGTAGGGCGATCTGAAGGACGCCTGCCGCAGTTGCTTGCGGTCTGTTTGCAGTTGCTCAGACTTGTCTGTCTTAGGCCACGCCCGCAGGCTCGTCTCGTCCAGCACAGTCTTGATGAAGTCAGAAAGTTGCTTCTTGGACCGCAGGTTCGCAATAAGGTTCTCCGGCGTGTAGCGACGCAGCGTCTTCTCGGCAGCGTCGCGGCGCAGCGTCCACATACGGATCAGGCGGCTGTGGTGCCGCTCGTCGATCACCATGCCCGTGTCTTCCATCTCGGCAGTGCCGCGCCAAGCGTCGTTGAGGACGCGGAAGCCAGCCCACTGCTGGGCCGTCAACGCCTCGTCCCACAGCTTGAACAGTGCATATGTGTCCTCGGCATCCTCGAAGCCGTAGTCATACTGCTCCTGCGTCAGTTCTGCCTGCGACCAGTCAGAGGTTTGCAGGTGCTTGTTGTCGCGTGTCTTGCCAAGATCGCGCTTCACCATGTCCGCAAGGCTCAAGGGCCGACCGCCCAGCTTCGCCTTCGACATGACACCAACGTCGTAGAGGACCACATCTGGGCCGTCCGTGGCGTAGTCGAACCAGCGCCCCTCGAACCCGGCATTGAACACCGCCCACGGGCAAGCCTCTGCTAAAGCCAGCGCGTAGTCCGCAAAGGGTGCGCAGTGCAGATGGTCGATGACATAGTTGCCCGCAGGCCCGCTGATGCAAGTCAGGCGCACGTCTGAAAGCTGTGGCCGCAGCCCAGTCGTCTCGAAGTCGAGCGCGTGGACCTGCCCAGATTTGGCGATTTCTGCGATTATGTGGAGCGCCTCGGAATCCGATAGAACAAGGCGGTATTGACTGACAGGGCTAGTCATTCTAATCTTCCTTCAGGTCTTAGCAGAACCTTGCTTCTTTCGAGAAGCACAAAGCCCCCGGTTTGGTCGCCGGGGGCTTTGCAGTTTCAGAGGACGCCGCGACGGCGGCGGGCGGGTGCAGGCAGCGCGCCACCTTCCGACGACTGGATCAGCGCGTCGATGTCCGCTTCAGGATCAGCAGCCAATTCGCCCACAGCTTCTTGCGAAAGCCAGCCGTAAACGTCCAGCTTGGGCTTGTAGTTTTTCTGGCCCTGAGCCTCAAACTTCTCCTTGCCGCAACGGACCAGAGGCCAGCAGGCACGGCCAGCGCGCAGGCGCTCGGCCACCTGTGACTGCAAGTCAGCAAAGACAGCGACGCCGGATTTGGAGTTGATCTTCCAGTAGCCTTGGCGGTCGTCGGCTTCGATGGACTTGATGACCATCGACTTCGCTGGGAACCAGCCTTCGCCCTGAGCGGCGTTGAACGGCCCCATCTCGTCGTGGGCAGGCGTGGCGATGTGCTGGCCGCTGTAGATGTTGGCCATGCGGGTGGCAACAGTCTTGCCGCCCTTCCAGCAGACGAACCCTTCCTCGAAGGAAGCGATGTTCACCAGCCAGATTTCGGACGGGTCAAGGTCTTCCTTGTCCTTGCCGAACTCGTAGACGCCCCGCTTACCTGTGAAGTTGAGGTAGACGGAACCATCGGGCGCGCCGCCGATCTGGCCTTGCTGTGCAGATGCAGTCAGCGCGTCTGCCATAGCAGCAGCGTTGGTGAGAGCGACGCCCTTGCCGAAGGGCGAGTTGACGATGTCGTTAGCCATAGAGTGTCTCCTTTTGGCGTGTTTCAGTTTTCTGTCTTCGCGGAAACTTCCAGTCGGATCGACGGCTTGCCGACCTTGTAGAAGTCATCCGATTTGACGCCCGTCGCTGCCTCGTAGGCTTTAACGTCCAGCGTCTTGCGCCCAGCCACTTCCGTGACTTTGACGCTATACGCGGCAGTCTCGAACTCCATACGGTTCTCGGCTACAGCGTATTCCTTGATGGTCGCGCTCAGGTCATCTGCCCGCGCCTCCAGTGCTTTGATCTGCTCCTTGATGGAGCCGTATTCCCTGACTGACTCAGTCACGCCGCGCGGGGCGAAGGCGGGCATCTCCGGCTTCGTCTCCTTGCGCTTCTCGCCGCGCGCCACTTGGATCGCGCTGCATTCCTCTTTGAATTGGCAGTAGGTGCAGCCGCTGTTAGTCAGCCCCTCGGCAGGCAATTCGGCGGGGCTGGTGGCGTCGAACAGCAGCCCAGCGCGGATTTCAGCGCGCCGCGCCGTCTCGCCGCCGTCATAGACCACATTGAATTGCCGCATCCGCTGGAAGTCAGAGGCGTCAACGTAGAGGACGACAGCCTGATTTACAGGGATGTTGTGGAAATTCAGCAGCCACATATTTTGCTGCACTTGCGCCAAGTGCTGCGGCTTGGGTACACTCATGCCTTCCAGATTGGTGCGCGGGTCGGCAGACTTGAACTCCAGCAGCGTGTGTGCGCCGTCCTTGGTAAAGAGGCCGTCTGGCGTCCCCGACAGGCCAGCCTCGTCACAGAGGAAGGACCGCTGATACTCCCCAGCCAGTGCGACCAACTCGCCCGCACCAAGCGACGCCATAATCTGATCGACCACCCACGCCTCGACAGCGTGGCCGCGCTGCGCCATGCCCCATCGGTCGCCCTGCCGCGACTCTGACTTTGCAAACTTCAGTTCGCGCAAGCAGCGCAGGTTCTCGGACGCCGTCAGCACAGCGTTGCGGTCCAAGCGCCCTTCCTCGTCGTCGTAGAGGGGCCAGTCCGACTTCTGTGCAGCGACAGAGCCGCTGATGCGGGAAATAAGGTCTAAGGTCATATCAAAACTCCGGGTTGCCGTTTTCGTCTAGCACGGTTTTCTGGGATGACACGGGCAGTGCCTTGGTCAGCCGCACAGCAAAAGAAGAAGCGCTCCGAACACCAAGGATGTTCAGGTCGCGCTCTAGTGAGACAGGCAGGCTGGTAAGGCAGTTGGTCTGGGTCATAGCAGTGTCGCGTGTGTCAGTGTTTTGTGTCTCGGATAGTCTGGCCGGACTCGGCCACAGTGTCAAGCGCCAGTTTTGTCGATGATCGTGCGGCACTCGCCAGCGATGGCACTGTAGGCCGCTGCGTCCACATAGTTGTCGTCCTTCAAGGTGGCGACAGTGCGGGAGATTTTCGCCATGACCATGATCCACGCCATGTCCTCGGCGTTCAAGTCAACAGACAGGCCGTATTTGCCGCTCAGGTAGGCAGACGCCATACCTGCCATGTGAGTCAGGTTGGTGTGGGGCGCGCCGTAAGAGGCGTTGCGGTCCCCAGAAGTCAGGCGGGCTGCTTCTTCAAGAAGGGTCTCTCTGTGTGTCATGCTCTCTCCGTGGGAAGGTGTGAGGGGCGCTGGCGATGATAAGCCGTAGCGCAGTCTGATCTTCGACCAACACAAGTCCACCCGTGACGGTTTTCTAGCTTGTGTGCGCCCCTCGGTGCTATTGATACCGCGCTCTGCGGCGGTGGCAAGTGCTTACGTCGCCGCCATTGCAGCTTTTTTCTGCGCTTCCAATTTGGCCAGCGCTTTCTTGATCGAAGCCTCGCTGCACGACCAGACGGGCTTGCTGACTGGCTGCGTTGCCTCGGCGCGCTCTGCTGCCTTCATGGCCAGCGTCTCCAGCCGTTGCGCTGTGGGCGTCCATGACTGCCCAAGAGGCAGGAAAATCCCGAAGCGCTCTGCTGCTGCCTCAATCGACTTGCGGTGCATCCCGTAGTGGCGCGCAGTCATCCCTGCGTTCCAGCCGCGCTCCTCTGCGGCTTCGATCATGTCTCTAGTAATTTTCTTTCCGCCAGCCACTTGCTCTCTCCTTTATGGCTTCGATTTCAGGCAAGTTCTGCCTTGCCATGTATTCTATCAGTTCCAGTTGCTCTTGCGTAACCCACCAACCCGGCAGCTTGACGTAGCCTGCGGCGCGCAGGGCGCGGGCCGCTGGGCTATCGCTTGCCGCTCTAGTCATGGTCTCGGATAATATCGTCTGCGACAAGATGCAGAACCCCAATGGCAGCAGCGAGGGTGATGCGCCCGTCATACTCATAGATCAGGGCCTTGATGCGGTCGGCCAGTTCCC